TGCCAATAATAATGGTATACCTGATCCGTTTGAACTCGGTAAACAGGCTCTTGAACAGCAAAAGATTCAGTCAGAAACATACACTAAACGCTACGAACAAAGACAAAAGAAAGAAATCGAAGATAAAAAGATTCAATTGGAGCGTGATAGAATGAAGCACGAAACTGAACTTCAACGTCAAAAAGATGAAGCTGCTCTTCAGAGAGAAAAAATAAAAGCGCGTACAGCTCTTAAGAATAAAACTAGTGCCGGTGTATGATGAATTCTGGTGTTTATTAGATATATAATCCATATAATCAAAAACGTTATATAGGAAGTTCTATAAATATAGAGAAAAGGTTTAAGTAGCATAAGAGTTCTCTTCGTGGAAATAGACATCACAATAAGCATCTTTAGAACGCTTGGAATAAGTACAAAGATATTCTTATATTTGAGCCTCTTGAATATTGCGAACCGGAATATCTTCTTGAACTTGAACAGTACTATATTGACTATTACAATTCTGCGGATCGAAGATTTGGATATAATATAGACAGAATAGCAGATCACACAAAACCTGGATTTCATTTGTCAGAAGAAACTAAAGAGAAGATTAGATAGAAAGCTATCGGAAGAAAACTTTCTCAAGAACAAATCGAAAGAATGAAAATTGCCCAAACTGGCGTACCAAAGCCAAAATAGTCAGAAACTATGAAGCGTAAATACGCGAACGGCGAGATTACTTTTCCAAGATATTATGAAGTTTCTGAAGAAAAACAAAAAGAATGGTCTAAGCATTCTAGCGAAGCTGGTAAAAGAAGATTTTCTGATTATTCTAATAGGCCAAAAGGACGATTTCTAAAAGTTGAACTAGACGGCGAAATTCTGTACTTTCCATCACTGAGAGAAGCTGCCAGAAACTTGGGTGTAGATAAAGGAGCGATTCAATATGTAATGAAACGTACAAATGGGTATATGAAAAAACTGAATTGTACTATTTCTTATATATCTGAAGAGTAGTTTATGGAAACAGAATTTTATGCAACTCATTATAATACTGGTGAAAAATGACGTACTCAGAAGAACAAGAGCTTCTATAGCTTACTAGAGAGAATAATCAATTATTAAAACTTATACTAAGATATGTTTAGCACGACGAAGGTAATGACTTTATCACTAACGTCGTTGCTAATCTTCTTAGCAATAGAATAGATGGATATGGAACCAATAACCCCAGCATATCAAGCATTCGCTGAAGAGATGGGACCTATACTCTGGAGCGAGATTATACGATAGGGAGTAAAGAATCCTAGTCAAGCCTATAAAAATATGATAATGTAGCTTGGCTATGAGAGTAAGTATGGTACTACTAGACTTGCAAAAGAATAGAATAATTACGGAGGTGTGGGTTATAATGATACAACTAAGACGTATAATTCTTATAAAGACAAGAAACATTTTGCAAAAGATTATGTGCGTCTAATGAATAGTAGATATAAAAACGCTATATAGGCCAAGACGCTTAACGATTATGCAAAACAGATAAGAGATCTAGGTTACTATACAGATACTCTAGAAAATTATTCTAGGAATCTAAATGGGATGAAATCATTCTAGAAAGCTGTATATAATCATATGCAAGCTAATCCTGATATGTATCAAGGCGGAATATCTGTTGCTAAAACATCTGATGGAAATAAGAAACTTGTAATAGATCCAGCAGTATACGGTTTGGAGAAACCTGGATTTGAATCTACTTGGAAACCAGAACCACCGGTTAAGACCATATATCCTTTAAACAATACTACACCAGAATCTATATCATCTTGGAGTGGAGCAGATGCTCCTAACGCTACACCTAGACTTAAAGACTTCTAGGAAGTAAGACAAGAAGATCTGAATAGAGGTATAGATGTTTATGGAGATCCTGTATCACCTTTTAGTTTGCGCCTACGTTTACCGTCTCTAACAAGTCTTCTGCAACTTAATAGTCCGGAAGAGTAGGCAAAACAATATTTTGCAGATGCATTGAGTATATCAAATATCATACCAGAATAGCCAAGTTTATTTCCTAGATTCTAGAGCGGTAAATCTCCGTATGAATAGTTTAGATAGACATTGCCTAGCAATCAAAGAGATACTCCGGAATTTATGTATCCTACAAAGCGTTATTGGCAATTACATGGAAGACCAAAAACTTTTGGAGAAGCTATAGGTCAAGGAATGTATACTTACGACTTTAGCGATAACGCTTGGCATGCAAATAGTGTAGCTTATAACAAAGATACTGGTGAATATGAGTTTATGAAGCCCAATTACCATGATACTAAAATGTATGAAGATGCTTGGTATTATAGTAAAGACGGCGAAGAATTCAGAAAAGATTATATCAAAGGTAAAGATTCTACCGGTGTTTACGATAGATACATTCCTAGAAAGAAAAAAGGATTAATAGGCTACAAAGACGGTAAATCTCCAATTCGTATTAAACCTGCTAATCGCGGTAAGCTTACTAGGCTAAAGAAACGTACTGGTAAATCTGAATCTGAATTGTATAAAACAGGCGGTCCTGCTGTTCGTAAGATGATTACGTTTGCTAGGAATGCTAGAAAATGGAGAAAGTAAATATGATATTACCATTATAGAATATAGAGGAACGTTCCGATAATACAAGAGTAGCTAAACCGCAGGTGCAGTTTCCAATAAGAAGAAAGTTTTTAAAGAAACTTGTAACTAAAGAACAAGAAGAGCATGCAGAACAAAATAGACCTGTAGTAAAATAGGATTCTTACACAAGAAAACGTACATCTGAAGAATCTAATAAACGTACATGGAGATCAGATGCTGCAGATATTGCACATGCAGTTGGAGAAGGTGCTTTACTTGCTGCAAATTTTGTTCCATTTGAAGGAGAAGTTGCTCAAGGTTTTAATTGGGCTGTCAATAACGCTAAATCATATATAACACATCCATTCTATAAAACCGTATATCATGGGTCAGATTATCCATTCGATATAAAAAACGCATGGACTGCTACTTATCATGATTTGGGATTACACGTTGGGCCAAAAGAAACTGCAAAAGAAATGGCAGGAAAAGGTGGTATTATATATAGATTGAGGATACCGAAAGAAAACACAGAAACTATAGATATAGGTTCCAATGGTTCAAGATAGTTATATGATAACTATTTTATGCCAGCAAGAAGTAGGTAGTTTCCAAATGATTTTTATGACACAACACCTGGAGATGATTTAAGAATTAATATGCTTAAAAAAGCTGGTGCCGAACCATACGTTGAAGGAAATAAGTTATATACAGAAAACACTGTGATGTTGCCTTTACGTAAAACTGCATATCCTAATATACCAGAAAAATATATGAGAGACGTTCATGAGATACGTAGGCAAACGCTTATGAACGAAGATCCTTTATCTATACGAAAAGTACATGACTCTGTTCTTTAGAAAAAATTAAATTAGCAGGCAAACGACATATTATCTAATTCTGGGTACAAAGTAATAAAATATCATAATGCAAATCCTTATGAAGGTGGAGGTACTGCTTATATGATAACAGATCCATCCGTGATGGACGTAATGTTGGATATGCCTAAATTATCTCCATTAGGATGGCCAACTGCTAACGTCGGAGCATATCTATATAACAGATAAATAACAGAATAAACTGTATAAATTAACACATATAATATTATATGAAGAAAAAGAATACTATTCCGAGTGGGTTTGATGACATCCTTGGCAATATTTATTCCAATGCCGAAGAAGGTGGTGGAGTAACCAATATTGACGAGATGATGGAACCAAATGTACCACTCGTAGAGGAAGAAGAGATTATAGAGCCGCCAGTGAAAGATCCTGAGGACGGCAAGAACAGCGGATCAGACGATCCAAATGCGCACGAGGATAATACTGATGAACCTCCCGCGCAAGTTAATAATTCAGAACCACCAGCGAACGAACCACCTGTAGAGGAACCTCCTGTGGATGAGGATCCTACAGAAGCTGATGTAATTGAGGCCCAACAGGTTGGTCTCTTATTTGATGCAATTGGTAATTCGCTTGGTTGGAATATGGACGAGATTGATGAGAAAGATAGGCCTCTTACAGTAGACGATCTTACTCAATACTTTACCGATGTAGTTAATCAGAACTCAGTTCCTGAGTACGCGGATGAGCGTATACAGGCGCTTGACGAGTACGTAAAGAACGGCGGTAAGTTTGAAGATTTCTATAAGAAACAGCAAGAGGCTATTACACTTGATAACATCGATCTTGAAGACGAGAATAATCAAAAGGCAGTAGTACGTGAATTCATGCAGCGTGCAGGCTATTCCGATGAATAGATCAACAAGAAGATAACTAGATATGAGGATAGCGATGTGTTGTATGATGAAGCGGAGGATGCGCTTGGTAGATTGAAGGAGATTAGACAACAAGAAGCTGAGATGGCTGCAAAACAGCAGGAAGAGTATGCTAGACAGCAGCAAGAACAATCTTAGCAGTTCTTCTAGACGGTAAGTAAAGATATAAATAATCTTACTAGTATCAGAGGAATTAATGTGCCTAAAGAAGATCGTAAAGCATTGTTTGACTACATTTTCAAAGTAGATCAGACTGGACAGTCACAATATACAAAAGACTTCAACAAGAATCTTTCAAAGAATCTGATCGAGTCAGCTTACTTTACGATGAAAGGCGATAGTCTTGTTCAAACTGCTAAGAGAGATGGTGAGTCATCCGCTGCTGATAAACTTAGGAATATGTTAAGGCACAGTGCTAAGAATCACAGCACATATAACGCCGATGACAAACAGAAATCAGTAACAGACCTGGTCAACGGGTTGTTCTGATAAGAAATAAAGATTTAAACATATATGAATAATACTTTACTTAACAATCTCCAGTTGTATCGCGGACGTCGTTTCAGCGACCTGGTAGATGAGAACATGATTTCTAACGCCCTGCTGACTAAGCCTCACGAG